ACCTATGCTTGGAACGAGGCTGATACTGGGTCGGCTGGTGGATTGACACCAACGAGTGGGAGTGGATTTAATTTTACTCCTGAGATTTATCTTACACCAAATACACAAGCAACTGGATCGTTTAAGTGTTTGGTGAGTGATTCCTCTGTTCCACAGTTAACGAGTGTGCAAAACATTACCTTTTTGTTCATCTGCACCTATAAAGAAGGACTCTAATGGCTACATATGCTTTTTCAGGTGGTGTTGCAGAGGTGAAGGACTATGGCCAGCGCAACAAGATGCGCTTTGGTGGAACGTGGGCAGTGGGAGATTATTGGGTTGCTGAGATGACCTCTACGCTTGGGGGGAACTTTACTTTAGGTAAAGGAAACATAAGTGGAAAGACTATTACAAGCGTTTTCAAATTCCGTAATCGTGCCTTGCTTGGATTTAGTGGTGGTTTTGCATTAAGTGCAATTGATGACCCCACTGGTTGGGAAGAACAGAATGTGGGAAGTGCTGTTATCCCATTCACCACACAGTATGGTAATGGCGATAGTGCCTATGGATTTGGTTCGATTGGTAATCGCTTTGCTGTTTTTGGTGAGAAGACTATTCAAATTTGGACTATTGACGCTGATCCGAGTAAGTGGGTTTTGAGTCAAGTTCTTGATAATGCGGGAACCAAGCATGGAGAAGGTATTCAGGCGATTGGTGAGGTAGATGTTTATTATCCTGACCGGACTGGGATACGTAGTTTGAAGTCGAAGGAACTTTCTGGTGACGCTTTTGTTAGTGATATTGGAACACCAATTGATTCGATTATTCGTGCAAAGATTGTGCTAGCGGAAGCAGCTGGGTATAAGATTTGTTCTGCTGTTGATCCGGTGACGAAGAACTATTGGGTGTTTGTGTATGATACTATTTATGTGTTAACGCAATGTCCGATGAGTAAAATTACTGCTTGGGCAAGTTATGAACCAACATATTTGCCATTGGTTTCTATTTTAACTGGAACAAGCACGATTACTGGTTTGACGATTGGTGTTAGGTATCATTGGCAGAAGGGAACAGGTGCGACGAGTTTATCCAACGGAACAGAAGTTTTGTTTAAGGAAGGAACCTTTACTGCACAGGGAACAAGTGTTACAATCACAGGGGCGAGTGGAGATAGCACGGTGTGGAAGTCGGATTCATCTTTTCGCCCTGTGAAGATGTTTGTAGTTGCGGGTGTGGTGTATTTGATTGGAAGTAATAACAGGCTGTATTCCTATGATACGGATACTGCGGATTGGAGTCCTACTTATATTGAAACTCCTTGGATGGATATGGGTAGTCCCAGTCAAAGAAAACAATTTACTGGGATTGAACTTGCTGCGGTAGGTAGTTGGAAGGTGAAGATTGCAACTAATCCACAGACGAATAATTTGGTAACTGTTCTCCAGCGTGACCCCGTATCTTCTCCCACTATCATCAATGGCTCATCTTATGATATCAGTAGATTTGCTTGCAGTGGCAACGGGACGCATATTAAGCTCAGAATCGAAAGCGATGATAATGGTAATTCCACTGTGCTTCCACGGCTTTCTTCGGTGAACATCATCTACAATCTCGGTAATACGAAATAACTATGGAACTTACTGATGCAATTTTTGGCGGTGGAACACCTAATTATGGTGCAATGGGGCAGCAGAGTGAGAAGAAGAGACAGGGGATCATAAACCTTGGTATGCAGCAGTTGAATGCTGTGTATGGTGGTGGGAGTGCACCCTTTTATACAATGGCGAACACCCAACCGTTGTCGAAGACTGCGTGGAACACGTTTGGAAAGCAGCAATCGTTTTATAAACAGAATAAGAAAGGGGAGTTTAGTCCATACTATACACCCAAACCTGCAAGGCAAGAGGATGGAGTTGATTCAACTTTGAAGAGCATTCCAGTGCTTAGTTCTATGGGGAGCCTTGGAGATACCATGAAGACTGGTGATTGGAGCGGCGGGTTGAAGGATGCTGCGATTGGGATTGGGAGTGGAGGTATTGCGAGTTCCTTGATGAGTTTGTTTAAGAAGGATGCACCAACACCGAGGGAGTTGGTTAATAAGCAGTTGACTAGGGGGCAGTTGTTTAATGCCCCGGAGATGAAGACCTTTAAGGGGTATCAGCCTGAATTCTATCAGGCACGTGAGAAGGCTTATACTGATTTTGCACTTCCGCAACTCGCGGATCAATATCAGAGTGCAAGGGATAATACTTTGTTTGGGCTTTCTAATGTAGGACTGACTGGATCCACGGTGGATGATAAGGCGAAGTATAAGTTGGAGAAGGCAATGAATACTGGTAGGCAGGGGATTGCAGACGAATCCATCAATCAAGGTAACCAATTACGGAATGCCATCGAACAGAGTAGACAACAAGCCATTCAACAACTTTATCAAACCGGGGACCCAACACAGGCTTTGAAGACCGCCATCAACACGAGTTCAATTGCAGAGCGTCCTAGTGGATTTGCATCTCTAGCCAATGGATTTGGTGATGTGATGAACCAATTCTATATTCAAAAACTCCTACAAGGATATCAAAATCCAGTGGGTGGGCAACAGACTAACCAAACCTATTTCGCTCCAACACTATGATGCCATACGGAATGATTGCACAGGGCGCAGGGAGTGTGATGCAAGGGATTGCATCCGACCTTGCGGCGGCAGAGATGGATCAGGTGGCGAGACGGGAGATCGCCAACCAGAATAAGTATAGGAACCAGAGCTTTGGAACGTGGCAACCAGCAGTGGAAAAGCAGGGGGTGGAGCAGGCGGCTATTGACCTTGGACAGGGGGAGCAACGGAGGTTGGATGCGTATGATAGGGTGGGACAGAGCCCACTTGGTATCAACGAGCAACAGACCAAACGAGGTCAGATTCAAGGAGGGTTGATGGGGCAGAACAGGGCCACGTTGGGGGCGTATAGTGATTGGCGGTTGAATGACGCCATTCGTAAGATTAGGTTGCAGGATGAACTTAATAAGATCAGTAACTTTAGTGCAGGTGACGCAAGTGTTTTCCCGGGGTTGATGCAGGATGCACAACATAGTCAGGACCAACTTGCGATGTGGGGGAAGATTATTGCAGGATTGGGTGGAGCGGCGGGAAGCTTTGGTGCAACTAATCCCACAGCAGGTGGAGGTGGTGGAATGGGTGCAATTGGCGGGATAGATGCGGGAAGTAATTTTGGTGGAATGTTTGCTGGTCAAGCTTAAATTTATGCCTAATCAATACGAGAATGTTGGGAATAGCGTGAGTCATCTGGGACAGGTTGCAAGTCAGATTGCACTTGGGTTGGCGCAGCAGAGGAACCAACAGGCACAAGCGCAGCAGATGATGCAGTTGAAGTTGAGAGAGCAGGCCATGCAAGAGGCGATTGCACGGCAACGGGGGGAGTTGATGGGACAACAGGGGAGACAGGCGGAGAGTGTGACGGGGTTTAATACTGCACGTGCTGGGCAGGTGACAAACACCGAACGCTCGAAGGGGCAGTTGAAAGATGCACTTTGGAACGCGGGAATGGTGCAGGCGGGTCAGAATCAAGGTGTGGATATGGGTCCGAGGAATGATATTGCCATTGCACGGGTGATGGAGGCAATGGGTGGGGTGCCGAGTAGTGGGTTTAATCCTGATAGTATGGCGAAGATGATGCAGATGGGTGATCCGAGGGCGCAACAGATGATGGCGACTGGAACGAAGATGAATGCTACGGTTGGACCGGGGGCTATGTTGTATGATGTGATGAATCAGCAGCCGCTGGTTAGTAGTCCTAGAACTGTGAGTCAAGGCCAAGCATTGGTTCCAAACGTGGCTGGGAGTGTGGGACCAGAGCGGACGTTTGCGCCACAGAATTATCAGCAACTGCTTGGGAGTTTGGCGAATATTCGTGGGCAGGGAATGGCATTTGGTGAACAGACCAATCCTGATGACCCTATGAATGCACAGGTGACACAAGCGATTCAAGCGTTGATTCCACAGCTTTTGAATCAGGCTACGAATGCACCGAAAGGTGGACAGATTCAAGCACCTGCACCAAGTGGAAACACACGTGTTGGATTGCAGGGTGGACCTACTCAGTTTGCCTCACCCCAATCTCAAGCTGAGTTTGATGCTTTGCCGAGTGGATCATATTATATCAACCCTGCTGACCAGAAGCAATACAGAAAGAATTAACTTATGCCATTAGATTTTAGCGGTCAAGGAACCCCAGTGCAAGCTGGGGTTTTGGACTTTAGCGGCAAGGGCACGCCATTGGATTTTTCTAGTGGTGGGACAAGGGTTAAGAAGACCCGTGAACAGGTGCAGGCGGAGGTGGGTGCGGCACAGGGGAGGATGGATGTGGTTAATCCACCTGAGGTCCAAGGCTGGGGCGGGAGGATGGCGGGGAGTGAGCTTGCGAATAATGTGGCGAGTTGGTTGTCGCTGCAACCACTGATGCATGGGGTTGGGACTGCGTTGTCGATTCCACTTAATCAGATTGCGGGGGAGCTTTATGGTCCAAGGCCCAAGCCTTTTGTGATCAATAGGGATACTGGGCAGTTGACCCAAGAGGTGGGGGAAGACCCGTATTTTGGTGCTGGAAAACCAATGGTGAATGTTCCGATGGCGAGTCCGGAACAGATGCCAGATGTGAGTGCATTGCCGAGGGTGCTTGCGCAGGTGGTGCAGGGGTTGACTACGCCGGAGAATGTGGCCACGCTTCCGTTGGCTGCGGGGAAGGGTGTTGGTGGACAACTTGCTGCGACCGTGTTTGCACCACAGATGGTGACGAGTGGGTTACAGAGTGCACCGGGGATAGTGACGGGGGAGACACCGCAGGCGCGGGAAGAGGCTGCGTATAATACTGCAATCAATCTGTTGTTGGGTGGGAAGATTGGCAAGGGGTTGGTGGATCAGTATACGCCTCGACCAATTGTGCCGGAGGTGATGCCACCGTTGCAGAGACCGGTTGCGCCTACTGGTCTTCAGTTGAAGGCACCTGAGTTGCCGTTTACGGAGGCGGAGTTTGCTACACCTCCGAGGTTGCCTGCGCCGGGAGAGAGACCTACGATGCCGACTGGAAGTCCACTTGATCGTCCTGCTGGGGCGGCGAGGTTTGGGGTGGATGTTACTGGCAAAGCGGTGGATATTAGTCAGCTGAGTCCTAAGGAACAGGTGGAGTTGTATCGTGGACCAAAGGAGTTTGTGCCGCGGGAACAGTATGTGCGACCTGCACAGCAGGCTCCGGTGATTATTGGTGGAGAGAAACAGGCTGAGGTGAAGCCTGTGTTTCAAAATGAAACAAGACCAGTGAGGCCAGTGTTTGTTCCGAGTAGGCCGCCGGTGGAACCAAGCGGGGGTGAGATTAGTTTCCGTGCGCCTGCGGAGGCTCAGGGGATTCCGAGTGCGAGGCAGAGTGTGGTGCAACCAGAGGTGAAGGTTGAGGAACCTAAGGCTCCAGTCGTGTTTCAAAATGAAACAGCACCAGCAGTGCCGGTGAAACCCACAGTGGCGAAGATGGCCACATCTAAGAATCTCAATCCACTAGGTGACCCAATGGGCACCACCTACTATGGAACTCCAGAAGACCTTGCTGCGTATCAAGGTGCGCAGGCAAAGCTCAAAGCCATCCGTGAGAATGATCCCACAATGGACAAACCTGAGAGTTTCACTCAGATGCAGGAGGTGATGAAGGAGAATGAGAGGGTGAAGAATAAGTATGGTGGGATGCCGCCACAGGCACAGGCTGCTAGTGCTGCACCTAGTGGTGGTGGGATGGGTGGTGGAATGGCTAGGGCGATTGAGAAGAACAAAGAGGGTGGGAGTGTGCCGAACCCCTTCCCGTTTATTGTGGAGAAGTTCAAGAAGAAAGAAAAGGAGAAGCGTGGAGACACCTTTGCACTAAGTGGCCCCCGTATTGCACTCGACCCTAAGGAGAGTGGGTTTAAGGATGTGACCAAGAAGGTGGATGCGCAGCAGTTGTGGAATAGAGTTAAGAATAAATTGACTCCCGCTGAGAAGGACATCTACGAGAAGAGTGGTGTGGATAAGAAGATTGTGGAGCTGGGGAAGGTGAGTCCGGAAGAAGCGGCAGAGATGTTGCAGGAGGGGGGAGTGGAGGTGCAGACTCATAGTTATGGGATGGAGGGGAAGGTGAGTGAGGCGAAGAAGGAGTATGATAGAATGACGCATGAGTGGTATGATAACCTAGATGAAACACCACAGCTAGTAGTAGATCAGCTAAATAGAGCTACAATAGAAAAGAAAAGCACTACTGCCTATGTGGATAGACTGCGACAACTGGGTGTAGATGTAAGTAAGGCACAGCAATATGCTGAACTAAAAGCTACTACATACCACGAACCTAAAGACACCTCCCCCCGCGCAACCTCCTATTACTCCACAGTCTCCGCTCTCGACACTACTCAACCAATGCCTGAGTGGACGACTACTAAAGGGGGAAAGAATGTGCAGAGGGTGGATGTGGTGGTGCCACACAATCCTGATCTTTCTAAGGCAGAACGAGTCGAGCGACAAAAGAATAATGATTTTAACATTAAAAGAAACGTGTTATGGCAACCCGACAACCTCCACGAAAACCTTCCCAACACTCTCGGATGGAGTATGGTTCAATACCTTCCTGAAACTCCTGATGGGAAGCGGATTGCACTTCTTGCGGAGGGGCAGAGTAGGTGGGGGCAGGAGCACCGCAAACAATTAGACCAAATTAAGGTAGAAAACAAACCTGCAACTTTTGGTGATGAAACTAAACCGTGGGTAGTATCTCATCAGAATAGAACAGGCTTCGGGGGTAGTGGTGAGCGTGCTACCTCTCGCTTCGCAACAGAACAAGAAGCGCAACAGTATGCGAATACTCTCAAACAGAAAATGGGTGATGCTACTGGTCACCCTCTCCTCCGCGACTACAATCGTCTAATCCTCAAAGCAACAATTGATCAAGTGCGGAAAGAAGGTGCCACTCATATTATGTTGAGTGATGCGGAGACTGCGATGATGACGGAGGGGCACGATTTGCACGGACGTAAGTATGTAAAAGGATTACTCACAAGGGAAGCAGCTGAACAGTTAGTTAAAGAGTCGCCGAACAAAAAATATGTAATCGAACCTGATAGTGGTGAGAAAGGTAGGTGGAAAGTTATTGATTATGGGGTGGAGCAGGAACCCGGCATGCGCCTCAACTACGACAAGACTTATTGGACTCTTCGAGATAAGGAAGGAAAATTTGTCAAAGAAGCCGGTCCGTGGAAATCAGAACAAGAAGCTCTGGCTAGTGCAAAAGAAGGTCAAACGCCTATTGAAAGGCCGGGAGTGTTGCATGGTATAGCGGAAGAGTTGACTGGGAGTAAGGGGGAGAGGGTTAGTGTGGGAGAGCATAAGAATGCAGTAAGAGTTTCAGAGATTTCTGTCTTTGCAGACGGTAAAGGTAAGTGGGATGTCACCAATCAAGATACAGGTGAAACAGTTTCGATTGCGGATTACAAAGAGGCATTAGAATTGGCTAAGTCCTTGCGTAAATCGAGTCCTCGCTCCAACCTCATCTTCAAAAATCCAGACGGCACGCCTAAGACTGATGTCTCTGGCACCCTATACCCACTCCCAAAGACTGACAAGAAATTCAGTGTCTTTGAGAAGGATAGACCAGAGCAGGTGGAAGGTAGGTTGTATATGAATCCTGTTGGTCCTGTTGCAAAGCAGGCAGTGAAGGACATCACCACCCTTGGTAAGAAGGTCAAGGAAACCGGTGAGGATTTCATCCGCACCTATGCAGAACCTTTGCAGGAACAGATTGGGCGATTGGGTGGACCAGTTGGTAAGAAGGTGAGTGAAGAAGCGGGCCAAATCATCAGCCGTGGGAAAGAGTTGTATGGTGAATTGACTCCCGTGATTGATCCAGCCAAGAAGCAGGTGGGGAAGATGATGAGGGAGGGCACTACGTGGATGAGGGGACGTAATGAGGTGACACCCTTTGCCTCGTTTAACAACTTCTTTGGGGTGAATGAGGGAGCAGTGACCACTCCACTACACGCAAAGCGCGGGATAAAACTCGCAGCTGATGCCAACCTTGCTATTGGTAAGATGGCAGAGCGGGCGAATCCGGGGTTTAAGGCGAGTGGGAAACTGCAACGTATTCCTACTACTGTGGGCTATGACTTCATCGTGAATGGTGGAGAAGGTAGGAATAGGTGGATTGAGGGTGTGGCGAAGCTCAACAATAAACCCGTGCAGGAGGTGCAGAACTTCTTCGACAAGATGAAGCAGACCCTCGGTGACCCAAGCAGTGATGCAGCAAGTCTTGACCGAATCAATCAGGATTTTACACGGAAATTCCCGCGCACCATCACACATATCAAAACAGCGACTGGGTGGCATGAGGTGGTGGTGAGTGATCCATTTAATTACCTTGAGCAGGCTGCACAACGCACAGCACATTCGGTTGCGTTTCGTGAGGTGTATCCTTTGATTCAGCACAATGGACAGTGGGTGCAGAGCGGCAAACTCCAAGCCACCCGCAAGGCGATCATGAAGGAGCTGGACAAAGGAAGTGATATTGTCAAGTTTGACAACCTAGTCAAGGCACTGCAAGGACATCCACTTGATACGTTCAAAGGTGGGGCAACTACCGCAATTGGTGCAGTGAGTGGGACTATTGGTTCTCCGCTCAAGGCGTTGATGCTGAGTGCGAATGCGCCAGTGAACATCGGGGAAGTGTTGAGTGGTGGTCCAAGTATCTTCATGGGATACACCACGATGGGCAAAGCGGTTGGAAGGATGCTCACAGATAATACGTTCTATGACCAGCTTGAGTTGACTGGTGCCCGCAACAAGGCGATGTATAATATGGCACTTGATCCGAGTTCACCTATGCGGTCGGTAGCTAGGCAAGTGGCAACGGGGGTGAGGACTCTCACTGGTCAACAGTTCTTGAATGAGATTCAGGAGACCACTGCTGCGGCTAGTGCAAAGGTTTATAGTGATGCCATTAAGGGTGGGAAGATGGGTGAGTATTCGTTGAATCGGGCAAAGGCACTCTTTCGTGCGATGGGATTCAATGAGGGGCAGGCCACCAAGATGGTGAATGGTGATGTGGAATTGCTCAAGCAGTTTGAGAATCGTGCTGCATCGTGGCTTACTACGGGGAATCAGACTACTGCTGAGATGAGCAGGCTGGGTGCGAGTCGTTTGTTCAATGCAGCGTTTTGGTTTCATAAGTATCCGCAGATGACCCTGAATCAATTTAGGAGTGTGGGTGGGAATTGGATCGATGATGTGCATGCGTATGCCAAGAATCCGAGCAAAGCAAGTTGGAGTCCTTTGTATCACAACAGCGTGCTGATGGGTAGGTTGCTTGGTGGGCGCACGTTGCAGGGTGCAATCACTCTTGGAATTCTGGCAGGGGTGAGTGGCGGGTTGTATGGTATCTATCAGACGATGCGGGAAGCAGAGGAAGAGTCGTTGAAGTTTGCAGGGGATAGTTTGGTGAGTGGGTTTGGTGGCCCCCTCTCGGTGATGCAGAGGCTTAATCAGAATGTGAAGGGTGGAGAATCCTTCACTAAGGAATTGGTGAAGCTTTCTGCACCTGCATCTATCAATCAGGAGTTGGTTGATATGGGGATGGGGGTTGGGAGATACACTGGTATGGGTAAGATGGAGAGTATTGCCACTTTCCTTGAATCCAAAACACCTATTAGTCGAACCATTAGAATGGGATTGGCCGTGAGTGGGTTAAGCGAGAAAGACCTTGAACTAGAGGTGGCTATGAAGGCTTTCTATAAGTGGCGGAAAGAGCAGCCGGGCTTTGTGCCTATGGGTCAGATGGGTGGGACGGAGGATCAAGTTGAGATTCGAAGTGGAATGCAGAAGGTGAAGAAAGCAATTGAGGCTGGTGAGGATTGGGTTTCCGAACTTAAGAAGGTGAAGGAGACCAAAGGTGCAGGTGCATCCCTCCGTGCTGGCACGATGTTGCAGGTGAATGGGAAACCTCTTGATGCCGAGCAGATTAAGAGTTTGGAGAAAAGACTCGGTGCCAATGGTTTGGAAAAGATCAAACTACGGGATGCGATGTTGCGGGAAGTGGGCCGGGAGTTGAATGAGAAGACGGAGAGTGGTGAGAAGCAGGCACCGCAGGGCATAAAAAAACCCACTGGAAAGTGGGCGGTGGACTATGAAACGGATAGTGTTAGGAGTGAAAGGGTGATGGGGAAGTTGGAACCGAAGGTGAGGGAGTTCTTAAAGAAGAATGAGGTGGATGGAGTGGGTTATACGCCTAGCCTTAGAAGGGGTGATAAGCGGCAGCAGTTGACAATGGAGCAGGTGAAGGTTCTTGAGGATGAGTATGTGGAGCAGGTGAATAGGTTGGTGGAAAACTTGGCAAAGAATAAGTCATTGGAAGAACGAACACCGAAACTTAGGAAGACGCTAATTAGTAACATGCTCGAAGGTGCACGGAAGATTGCTATGGCAAAGTCATTAGGCAAAATCCCACGAGACCAAGAACAGCAAGAAAGATCAGAATGATACTTATGGATATTAGTTTGCTCATATAGTTTTGTTTCAAATTGAAACAGCTATTTGACTAGGATTCCTCCATCTTTCACGAGTTGGAGGAATTTTTCGTGGTTGAGGATCATGGTCTCACGTTGACCGTCGATGTCAAGGGAGTGTTCGTGGATTTGATCAGTGGTTTTGAAGAGGATTTTGGTGGAGTTGTATTCTTGCTCCTGCATGTCTTGAGCTGCCATGCGGTGGAACATCTTTTCGGGCATCATCCCGCCTTTGTCGTAGAGGGCTTGGAGGAGTTTGGATTGGGGGACAGCTAGTTCGTTGCGGCCCACAGCGACAGTGAGGCGGGGGAGGTTGTCTTCGTTGGATTCAAGGAAGGCGATGGCGGTTTGGATGTTGTCATCGTTGAATTCCAGTCTTGGTTCTGGTTGTGCCATTGCCAAACACATGGCGAGTTTCTGCACGATCACGTCCTTGGATTCATAGTAGCCAGAGAGGACAGGGTCGGTGGAGGTGGGGATGGAGGTATACCATTGGTCAAGGATGGTGCGAGAGTTCTGGGTCCATTTGAAGGGGCCAGCAAGAGTCGAAATCTTTAGGAGATGATCTTTGCACCATTGCTCGGCAGTGAACGCTTCGGGGGATTTGAATGGGAAGGTTATTTTCTTGGGAAGATTAGTTTCATAGACAAATATGATGCGGCGAGAAAAACCACCACCCATGATATCTGCTTTAAGGTAGGTGATGATGTTGTCTGGAGTAGTGCATGCCAGAATGCTAACATAAGGATGAAGGATAAATTCCTTACCTCGTTTGATGGTGGACGAGGTGAAGTGTTTGGTGTCATAGGCATCGGTTAGGAATTCAATCATTCCCTTTGGGTTGAAGGAGAGGAAGTTGGTTAGTTCGTTGATGAAGTTTGCGAGGGGACGCCATTCCACCACTTCGCCATTCTCGTCGGTGTAGGTTTTGAGGCAGGCTTCGGAGGACATGAATTTGATGATGTCCTCCCGAGAAGTTACAGAGACACCAGTGGGGTAGTCCGGGAAGGTGGAGTCGAACATCGAACGGGCTGCGTTCATCGCTGTGGATTTACGACTGGCGGGGATACCTACGAGGCAGATATATATACCGGGATAGAGGATGTAGTGGGCGTGGTTTACGTAGGCTTTGCGACCAATGGTCATGCCAAGGATTGATAGGGCAGACCACATGGTGTAGCGTTGAGGCACAGCGGTGCCAGAGTTCGCTATTAGGTATTGGGAGATGAAGTCCATTAGACGTCAGTCTTTTTGTAGTCGGAGAGTTGGGAGGAATGGGCACGGTAGACTTTGCCACTATCATCAGTGACGAGGTAGAAGTCTTCGGGGGGTGATGGCCATTTGGAGACTATGGTCACACGGATGGTGCCATTGGGTTGGGTAAGGGGGCCGAGGGTTAGAGTGGCGGTGGTCATAGCGTTCCGATTTTGTGGTTAGAGTCCATTGACCATGCTGTGCCATAGGCACCGTCGTAGGGAATGGTTATTGTTTGATTGACTATCTTCATAGGGTTGTTGAACCATTGTTTAACTTTCTCCTTTGCCCATTCTGTGTCTTCAATACGCCATTGCATAACGAGTTCGTCGTGGACTTGGTGTAGAATTTCAACACGTAAGCTACCATCGGTGCGGCGATTGTCAACATCCATCCAAAGATTTGTTGCGGCCATCACAGTGGCGTGGGTTGTTACGACCTGTGGGACATGGGCTAGAACCTCACCGAGGATTTCCTTTTTCCGTCCAAAAAATCTACGAGTCATACCATTGGGACATTCGAGTTTGAATGGGTAGGGGTGACGGGCGATTTGATCCTCGAAGTATTTGTGCAAGCGGTGGGCGTTATAGCGGACACCAATACAGCGTTGGAATTCACGAGCGTCTTTCTCAGAGAGAACAGTTGCACCCTCGGATTGGATGAAGACGTTCATGGCAAGGGACTTTGGTCCCATGGTGTAGAAATAACCCCAGATGCCGACCTTGGAAACGAAGTATTGCCACATGTCTTTTTTTACACATTGAACAGCGTCGAGTAGAGCAACGCGGTCCTTGGCGAATTGGGAGTATTTCGCTTCTCCGTGCATGAGGATGTAGGCGACTACTTGTGCAGGTTTAATTCCATAGAGGAGGTCGTCAAGCATGGTGCGGTCTCCGATGGATGCCATGTATGCACCGATGGTCCAACCATCTGCACCTTTGAGGTCGGCTTTGCCGATGTAGCAACCTTCGTCGGCGAGGAAGAGGTCCCTCATACCTTGTGCAAGGGGGGAGTCGGGGTCGGCTACGTCCCAGTCATCCGGAACGGTTTGTAGGTTGGCCCCTACTCGTTTCTTGCCATAAGATGGGAGGATACTTTTGGAGGAAGTTATTCTACCCGTTTCTGTGCCAACAAGATTGTAAGAACAGTGCATACGTCCATTGATGGAACGTATCGCCAGCATCTGTGCACGGGTGCGAAGGCGAGACAGGTCAAGAGCAAGGCCAAGAACCGGATGGGAGTGGGATTTGGTGAGTCGGAGCAGGGACTCGTAGTCGGTTGTGGGACGGAGTTCCCGGGTGACTGGGTCCTTTTTGTATTGCACTGGGAGGCCGCAAGTATCATAGAGGAAGTCCTTAAACTTGGTGCTCTTGCTGTTCATGATCAACCCACAGAGGATTGAGATTTCACCTTGCTCGTCTGGGGTGAGCGGTGTTTCTTGTTGTAGACGATCTCTGATTTGGAAGTAACCCGCTTCTTCAAACTCTTTTTTGGGTTGCGCTTGGTTCTTTTTATAGCAGCAGATTTCGTTAACTTGTCTAAGCACATCCTGATTTGAGCAGTTAAAACTAAGTCGTCGAAGTGCCCCCATGTCGGCAGCGATGGAGTCGAGGGAGTTTTGTAAACCAGAAATTTGTTTTTCAACGTCTTGGAGCCTTTCATTAGCGAGAGGTTGATTGTAACGGATACCGCGTAGTTCGGCGTAGAGGAGGAAGTTGAGGGCAGTATTGTTAAATAAGTAATGGGCATGTTGTTTTGGTTGTAGAAGGGCTTTTAGTTTGGAGTGGATTTCGAATGTAACCGCAGAGTCACGGCAGCAATATTTGTAGAAGGTGTCTTGGTCAGTGGTCTTGCGGTCGGATTTGTAGAAGGGTTCGGAGGTGAGGATGGAGCACTGGAAGCCAAGGGATTTCTTAAGCTCACAGTAGAGTTCCCACCACGCAAGCATGATGTCCTCGGAGTTACGGACCACTATCGCATAGGAGTATTGGAGAACGAAACGGTCATACAAACCGTTCTGCCAGATTTTGGTGATGCTTGGGTCTGATAAAATACTAGCAAGCTCTTTCCAAAGTCTTCCCTCCTCGAACTGATCCCAGTATGGTGTTCCATCCAATCGTGTAAACGGAATAAGGAAAGAGTGCTGCGGAGAAGTAGCGATACTAATGCATGAAAGAGTGTTGATTCCACCCTCGATATCGCAAGCAATAGTGGGTTTGGTGAGTTGAATTTGGGTAAGTTCATGGAGAAGGGTGGGGAAGGGGAGGTTGGTGATTAGAGCACGGTCGGGGAGTATGAGAGTGGGAGTCCTTGCTTCGACTGCTGCGCGCCTGAGGTCCATGGTGAGGAGTGGAGTCCAGTCGTAGTTGCGTAGACATTCTCTTGGGTGGTAAGAGGCAAGGCACTTATAGCCAGCAAAAGGTCCCGGAGTTTCGGAGACAAACATTGAACCTCTCCAAGCGTCAAGGTCCTTAGTTGCTTTTGCAAGTATGAGAGGTGTGCGACCGAGGAGCAGGCACAGATTAGGTTTGAAGATGGCGAGGTCTTCGTGGAGCTTGGTGAGTTCATCAGTGGTGGGTGGGGTTTTGTCGAACTTGGTTCGAGGGGTTTGGTGGACGTTGCCGAGATAGCAACAGGCACGGAGGATGGAGAGTGAAGAGAGGATGTTGGATAGGAATTGTCCTGCCATTCCAACAAAGGGTTTCTGTTGGTGAACGTCATCTGCGTGTGGAAAATCACCTATGATGGCGAGACGATAGGTGGTGGGTGGAATTGATGGGAATTGGTTTGGGACGGTGGAATGAACCACCTTCTCGGAGATGGTTTCTTCGAGGTCGAAGTCATCAAAGTTACTCATGCGCGGGAAAGGTTGAAGAGCTTGACTTTGAGGTCGTCGATTTCTTTTTCGAGATCGAGGATGGTGCGGTGGTTCTGTTCACCTTGTTCCTTAGTGTCTTTGTAGTCTTGTTCAGAAACACTAACTTCCTCTTCAAGTTCTGCTACCCGGTCTTCAAGTTTCGAGATAATCTCCGTGTTCTTCTCGACCTCTTGGGTGAGATTGGCCACGTATTCTGCAAGCTGCCAGTCGCGGAAGGTGGCGAGCACAGTTCCGTGTGCGTTGAGTAGATTGCAGAGACCATCAGGACGGGTGAAGGTGGACCAGTTGGTGGTGTTAAAGTTCATTTGGATCGCTTTCGTTTTATGGTTTCGATTAGTTGGCGTTGCACTTCAGGTGGGAGAGTTTGGAACGTTATGTCCTTTACAATCTGGCCACCAGAATACCATTTACGAATCGACGTGAGAAGGGTTCCTTCGTGCCGGATTTCGTAGAGGTCGCCTGAGTGTGGGATGTGGATTGTGGAGGACATGGTGATGGGCGTGTTTCAGATTGAAACAAGACCGTTAGTGGAACTTGTAGTTTGGGTTGAGTGGGAGGTAGTGGAGTTGTTTGACGTTTTCCAACAGGGCATTGTAGTGGTTGGTGTCCAGCTCAGTTCCAATCACTGCGCGGTTGAGTTTTAGCATAGAGATTACACCAGAGCCACGACCAGCAAAAGGTTCGAGAATGGATTGCCCTTCGAGGGTAGCCATCTCCACAAGGAATTTCCAGATGGCGAATGGTTTGGCGAATGGGTGATCGAGGGAGTTACAGAGATCGTCTTTGCCGGTTTGGATCACAGAGGTGTTGGGTTGGTTCACCAGCACGGTGCCTTTCTTTCTACAAACAATTGCAATCTCCGTGTTCTTGGTGGTGTTGTAGGCCACACAAGAATTCATTGCGTTGTTCTTGTGCCAAACGATGGGCCAGCGTTGCACAGCGAAACCCGCTTTCACTGCATGGTCATACATGTATTGCCAGAGCATTTGGTCACACCATGTAATGCAGAAACCCTTCTCCTTGATGGTGGAGAATGCGGCTGGGAAGAAGTCGGCGATCAACTGCATGTTGTAGGATACGTCGTGGAGTTCCTCGACTGTGTCTATGTCCCGGAAGGTGTTCTGGGATTGGGAGATCATATCCATGTCGATTGCATATGGGATGTCGGTGATGACGTGGTCGAAGCGACCGGGATTTTCCCGCATGTAAGTGATGCAGTCGGTGTTGATTAGTTGTTTGGAGATGTAGATAGAGTTTTGTCTATCATTCAGCATGGCTTGACGGTGTTTCCAAAATTCCTCAAACCCATCTGGTGGATTGATAGGATTGGAGTCATAACGTAGTTTGGCTTGTGCCTTAGCGACGTCTTCGTAAACTGCGGTGACAGTTGATTGAGGTAAGGATGGAGCGTCGTCAAATGGGTCGAGACCTACAAGGTCCTCTTCAACTTCGATCTGGGTGATGGAGGCCGTGCGTTCTGCCTGACGGCGTGCGAGGTCAGCCATTGCACGGTCTGCTTCGTCACGGAACAAGAGTCGAAATGCTTCGGAGATGCTTTCACAGTTCCAGAACCTTGCATCGGGCTTTGGTTGTTTGTTCTCATCAAGCTCCGCTTCTAGTCTTTGTGCCATTTGGACCGCGTGATTGACTTCTCGGACTGAGTCCACTCCGAGTAGTTCCGCGGTAGCACGCTGGGTCCATGTGGTGCCTTCGAGGGCGTTGGCTTTTTGTTTGAGCCGATGGATAGTGGTGATGTGGAGGCAGCGTTCCTGCCAGCTTTCGTCCTTCCGTCTGATGTTCTCTTCAAGTTCGAGGATGTGGAGCATGTCTTGTGGCATGTCTTCGCGAAAGACAACCTCGATATGAGTCTTCCCGAGGAATTGATGCGCCGCGAGACGTCGACCACCTGCAATGAGTCGCCGGTCTTTAGTGATGACCACGGGCTGCAAGAGTCCGAACTGACGAATGCTTTCTGCCAGACCTTGTATATCACCAAGGTCAAGACGTTGTCGGTCGATGGATTGGATTTCATTTATTGGTAAGGTTGTGGGGTTCATCTTATGTTTGGGAAATTGGTTACTTAATATGCTGAAAAGCACGTGAAGAATAGTGCGACTTTGAACCCGAGCATTGACGACTACAGTATTTTTGCCATGCTCGATTCTGCCAAAATTTATTACCACATTTAATGCAGTTGACTTCCATAGGTTCTTTATGAGTATAAGTAAAATTGTATTTTGGTTTGTATTTTTGTATCAGCTCAACTTCAGTTAAGCTAATGTCCTTATCAACGGTAAAGATATGTATTTCATCTTCTTCTAGTAACGGTTCGACAACTCCTATTTTATCATGCGCTAGTATTCGGCATATGCCCACGTTAGATTTACCTATGTATAAGTAATTGGGCTGACGATACCATCCATATACGATAGCTTGCCGCATGGCTTGGATCTCGATTGCCTTCATGCTTTGCTTTAGATTGCTCATAGATGCCAATTTAGGGCATTTTAAAGGCTTGGCAATATCAAATTAAGGATGAATTTTAGGAAGGCTTAAAATAGAAGATGCAATTGCGCGTGATAAGTATGCGCGCCCCACTCTCACCATCTCTTAGGCCGGGATGATCCAGCTTTTCACTACGTTGCTGTCACCATATCCGCTACCTTCCTTGGCTTTGCGGATACCGATCTTTACGTCCACCACCTTGCCAACAAGCAAGGATGGGTTCTGCACGCATTCACGCATGGTGGTCTTGGTGGTGCGACCAAGTGCAGCCTTCACCGGCATGGCGGCTTGTTCGGCAATTTGGGTTGCGCTGTTCCGCTCATTCGGTGTGAGGAAGATGCTGGCATTGAACGCAAAGCCGGCACTGAGGGGTTGGTTTTCATCCGACATGTCGTCCTTGGTGGTGGCAAGGGTGATGGACAGCTGCTTGTAGGGCTTGCCGTCGGTCTTGCTTTCACCACTCTTTTCTTCAAGGCCACGAATCACCATGGTCTTGATGCCTTCACGGAGGACCGGGAAGGAGGGTTCTTTGAGTTCACCAGCGGGCATTGCGAGGGGATCGAGTTCGTTTGTCATACTATTTGTGTTTGTTTGTTTCTGTTTTGGTTTGTGGGAGTTCGTTCTCCGACGTTTTCCACCGGAGGTGGGAAATTGGTTAGGATACTTCCTTCATGGTGACTTCCACCAGCATGAGGGAGAGAATATTGAGCAATTGGTCCTTGTCATAGTGATGGAAGGCATCGAGGAACCGTGGTGTGAGGTCCGCAATCATGCGTTCCACATTGTGTTCGGTGCCACTCTCGAATTCACCCTGCCGCACAGCCTGTGCATATTGGCGGATGATCTTCACCCGTTGGATTGCTTCCATGTGCAGGCGGGTGATGTCGTTGATTTCGTCCTCTTTGAAGTTCATCTCTTTGATGATGCCACTCACAAGTTTATGGTGTGCCTCTTGTTTGTGGCCGGAGAGTTTGTGAAGGCCGTCAAGTGGATTGGCGTAGCGGTCGCTGCGACCAAAGGAGTCATCGCGGTGTTTGCTCATAGTATTATTTGGTAATTATTTTTCCGTCTTGTTTGTTAGTGTTCCAGTCTCGTTGCTTGACTTGGTTCCATGCAGTGGTAACTGCAAGGGAGAGGTCAAGGTTGTTGAGAAGGCAATAGTTTGCGAGGTAGATTACGATGTCCCCTACCGCGTCAGTCTTGGCTTCCTGATGTTCAGCGTGAGTGCCACGAATTCCTTGTTCGTCTTTGAGGTGGGCATGGCAGAGTTCACCAATCTCTTCGGCGGCACCAAGGAGTGGCATGTGTGGTTTGTTGTGTGGGAAGTTACGGGTGGCCCATTCAGAGACTTCGGCTTGGAGGGTTTCGAGGTTCATAGTTTTCCTTCAAAATAAGGTTGGAGTTTGGACCAAGCAGTTTCATTGCTTTTGATTGTGATTTCTGGTGGCATACCAAGGGAGGATTTTAGGTCAGGAGAGTAGGTGGATTTTACAGAGGTGATTTTGGTTTCAACCTGTCCACCGCCTGCAAGCTCGGAGGTGATGCGCCAAACGTCGGTGAAGAAACCAGAGAATGCGTTTTGGATGCCGCCTTGCACCATGGGTTCATAGCCGACGAGGATGTCTTTCATCATTTCTTTTGGATTGGGAGATGGTTTCCATATCTCCTGCTCGTGGCAGGTGAAAAGCATGTGGACACCGATTTCTTGTGCCAAGAGGAAGACCACCTTGAGCATCTTGGTCTTGTATGGGTCCCAGTCACGGGTCTCCATTGCATCGCGACGTTGGGATTTCATCACAGATGCTTTGATCATTTCACCAAGGTTGCGGAGACCATCAACGCAGGCGAATTGGAATGGGCTTTTGCCACTCTTCACCTCATCACGGAACGCAGTCATCTGGAAGATGAGGTTGTCAAACCATTCGTGGATTTCAAGCAATGCACCGGTCTTGGAGAGACAGGCACTCTCGTAGCCGAAGGATGGTTCGGTGCCAGTTACTTTTTTGAGTGCTTGCTTGGGACCATCAAGGTTCCCATCAATGTCAAAAAAGGCAATGTTTGGAAAACTCATGATGGAGGTGGTCTTGCGACCGCCGGGTGGCCCAAGGATGAGGATGCGACGTTTGGAGTCGGGCTTAGGAGTAGAAGGTGATGATAGATTCATGATGGTGGCGTTTCAATTTGAAACAGGACCTGAGATTTCGGGGACACATTTGAGTCGACGAATGGTCTTGGTTGTCTCAGGGGTGTAGTGGGAGGGAACAATCACGGTCTCTTCGATGACTTCACAGGATGGTGGTGGTTGACCGGCAAAGATTCGGAAGTTTACACCATCGATGGTGGTATTATAGTCAATGGTGTCAGTGCCATTGAGACTCTTGGTCCACTTGCCACCCAGCACTTTGATTACTTCAATCGTTTGGTCGTGGGTGAGGTAGTCGAAGTCAATACTATGACCATCATATTGGAAGCTGATTGGGATGGAGAGATCGTCGAGCTGTGGGAACTTTGAAAGAACTTGGGATAGGTTGAAAAGTCTGGTTGTTGCTGCGTTGTTTTGATCGATGCGGTATTGGATTTGTTCGATAACAGTTTGGATGTTTGTGCTCATGTTATTTTAGTAGGTTCATGTTTTGTTCTTTGGTCTTGAACATTGTGCTGTTCAAAAGTTGGTTTCGGTCGGAGGCAGGAAAGGTGGAACACACCTCGAAGTATTGACACTTCCCATACTTCCCAGAGCAGATGCTCTTGTTTTGTGGGAAGACACCTTGTTGGTAGTGGTAGAAGAATTGCTTCACCTGTGAGATTGCATTCTCTTTCCACTCATCGAGTTCTCCCGGACCAAGTTCAAAGGATTGTTGTGAGAGGGATTCGTCCCACCAATCCGCGATCTTTTTGAACTCGCCTTTGGTGTTGGCACGGCCCTCTGCCACGTATTTTGGTGGCGGTATTGTTCGGATGGCCCTAATCAGGTAGCCATGCACCTTCACACCAAGTAGTTGCTCCAAAGCCCAACTATATCCCTTTGGTTGCGCAATTGCTTTCTTGTCATCCCAGTAGGATGGGCCTAGTTGGGAGGTGGATTTGAAGTCCATTACGTATAGGAGTCCGTTGCGGGAGATTAAGAGGTCGATGAAGCCGTGATAGTAGATTGGGATACGTTGGCCATTTGATTTGTAAGTGGGCCACTGTTCTTGTGGTAGTTGACCATAGAGCATACCACTATTGTCTTGGAAGTCAAACAACTTCACCGCAAAAGGGATTTCGGACATGATGGTGGTGAAGCCGGTGCCGTTGCACCAGATGCAGGTGGTGCCTTCAACACATTTGGTGCATTTTCTTGGTTCTTTATACCTCACCACCTGAAATTCCTCATCCTTATACTTCTGCACAAGTTGCTGGAATGTTTCCATTGCCCAGTTCAGGTTGCGCCAGTCGTCAGGGTCGGTGGGATGAAGGGAGAATTCGGTTTCCAAGAGTGTGGAAACCCTACCCATCATCACATCATGATCTAGGTTGTATTCTTGGAGACGGTAGTAGAGGGATAGGGCACTGTGCAGGTGTTGACCAAAGGTCATAGCACTGGTGCCACGATCAGCAACGCGAGCATTCAATTTGTAGTATTCACTAGAGCGTGGACAGGTGAGGGTGTCGAGGAAACTGGAACTGACGAACATTGCGCCGTTGCGGAGTGGGATTGGAATCATACTATTCCTTCCCTTCCGCCACGCGTTTGGCGCGGCTGTTGGTCCAGTCGTCGCTTTCAAGTTGTCTGAATGAAGTTCGGTCTTCGTAACCTTCTCTCCACGCCTTCTCCACCTCACCCCTGAGCCGTTCGATTTCCTTTTGGAGTGGAGCGGTTAACTTATCAGCTACTTTCTGGAATTCGCTTGCTGGTATTGCCCAATCGCGTCCTGCATCTTTTGCTTCTGGTGAGATGGTCATACGAATCTGATGTGTGTGATGATTAAGTAAATGATACCTCCAACTACGGTTAGGAATCCTATTCCCATAAAGATGAGAAGCATGATTGCAAACCAAGGCGGAATATCTGGAATGAAATTGTAGTCGCTCACTTCCACCTCCATTGTTTGTTGTTGTCTGCGTCTAGGTAGTATTCGGCGTGGCCGGATTTGACTGCTTGCTCGCGACTGGATTGATATTGAAGAGTCGCGCCCAAAAGCAGCATGGCAATTGACCATGCTAGAAACAAAAATTCTTTCATACATTAAACCTCCAAATCTTCGCAGTGCGAGCGAAGGCAATGCACCAGTCGAGGGCGGTTAGTTGCCAGATGAAAGGATGTTCGCTTTTGGCCTGCAACAGCTCTACTTGAAATGCAACTGATGTCTCATCCTTAAACCTCTCCAAACATGCCGCTTGGATGGCGTCGATGCTGGTGGTGTAGGGAGGGACCATATGCCCGAACATGTTGCGCGACCAACTTTCGCCGGTGCATCCATGCTCGCGGATCGAGTTGTCTGGCTTGCGCAATCGCCAATACAGCGTCTCATATCCTTCGGGGCCGTAGTTTTCTATATTCCACCCCGCCTCAATTGCAATCGCAATCCGCAACTCTTCGATTTCGGTTGGTGTCAGGTTCATGGTTTATCCTTTGGTTCTTTGTATAAAACGACCGACATGATGAGCAGAAACACGCTCATAACCAAGCCTTCCATTCTCCGTTCGTGAGTGGATTGTAGGACTGAAACTACAAATAGAAGCATTGCAAGTGCGCGAAGAAAGTAGTTCACAACTCCACCTTTCCCGTTGCGCGAAGGGCTTGGAGTGCCGCTGCTAGTTCAATGTCTTTTTCTGTGATTTTGAACTTTGTAAATGGAGTCAGCTTTTCGACTTCACTCGCCGCCCTCGCAACTGCGATGAGTTCGGGGAGAGGGATTGATTCTTTGATACTATCTCGAACGGTCATGCCTAGCGTGTGGTAAAAAGATGACGCCTTCGCCTTCATCTCTTCCGCCTCTTCTTGTGGGGTTTTCATTTTGGTATCTCCACTCCCTTCACCTTCGCCAAGGCAATCGTTCGTTGTTGCCAGGTGGCGTGAATTGACCAAGTATAGATGCTTCCGTATCCAACTTTTTCATCTTGTTCAATTAACCACTCTTGGATGTTATTCTCAATTACTCTGAAGTAAAAGCAATGTTCTGTGCTGTTAAGTCCTTCTTCCACCATCCAACACAGATGGAGAAGTTCGGTGTCGAGGACACAATCTCCATGAAATCTGTAACGAAATACATTAATAACTGGGTCTATTTCTACTTCTTCTGGCAACATCTTTGCGAGTGCTTGCTTTAGTTGAGTGTCGGTGTAATTGGACATAAAGTTATCCTATTAGAGCAGTGTCACTCTTCCAATACTTAATAGTATTACGCAAAAGTTGAAAGAGATTGTCACCAGTGTAAAGCCAACAATCGTGCCAGAGACACCAGATTGGACCTTCACTAATAACACCTGCCTTTTCTTTGCAGAGTTTGAATTTGGTCATACTTTTGTAGTTCCTTCTGGAAATGGGCATAAACCATCTGGTCCAGCTGAAAGTCGAGATGCTGCAATGATTAGTTCATTAGCAGGGAGTTCTATGTAAAAGAGACTTTCTTTCTTGGGACCGAACACTTGAAGGCCAACAATGTTGGCTCCAATATGTCCAGAAAGCAGACATGTTGCATCTTTCAAGTCCACATTATTACAGATTTTTAGTTCAAATGAGGCTTTCATAATAGTTAGTAAATTAAAATCCCCGCCGAGTGAGTCCGGCCCATTTCAGGGCTGAGGTTCATTGTGCTCTCACTCGCTTCGCTAGTAGCCATCCGACTCGAACGGTATCCATTTAGAGCTACTAAATTGGCCAGCACAGGCACGGGGATAAATTAGTTGCCCGTCTTTGTCCTAGGTGGGCAAGTCCCGTTTTCGACGTCTGTTTAAAGAGGATAATCGTCTCTAGTTGTCCCTCTGCTTAGTGGCAACCGAGTTTCCCACCTTGTCATCAGTGCTCGGCTTAGGGCGTATGTTATATACATTGGAGAACTTGTGATAGACCAATGTTTTCAATGACAACGTTTCGTTTTTCACAATAAAAACTACCACCAAAAAGTGTTATTGATTCTGACTCTCTGCCCACTCCACACACTCTAGGCAGGTGTGACTATCACCACTCGGAAACTCATGTTCCCATCTCCAGAGTCCACAACAACGGCACACCCGTTTCTTTTCCTCGGGTGGAAGTTGGTTGTCATGGGACCGTTGAGCGGCTTTGAAGTTATGGTCAGAGTTCATCAAAGGCGGTGGGTTTAACTTCCTTCTCCACCTTTCCACGGAAATAGGCTTGTCGTGCTTGGGAGGAGTCCCGAAGTTCTTTCATCTTCATCATAAAAGCACGAACCTCTTCTTCACTCTTGAGGTGCATTGGTTGGTCCACTAGGGATTCCAGTGGACTTTCTGGTGCGTTTGGGTCGAATGGGGGGAGTGGGGAGTTCATTTGTGGGGAGTGTGAGTTCAAGGTTGGTAACGAAATGTTCAAATGCTTCTGCGTGGGTGAGGTCTGTGATACCACGCTTCCGGCAGGCTTGGCAGAGTTTGCGGTAGAGGATGGTGAGGGCAGTGGTTTCAGTGCCATGACGGGGGCGGACCAAGTGCAAGAAGACTTTGTCCACGTCATGCACGCTAAAGGTGACGCGGCGACTATAAGTGTCATCTTTGGAGAGGTTGATCTCTGGGTCGCCGTTGATGTATGGGTTGGTGAAGGTGTTCATTCTGCTTTTGGGTAATACCAGTGGATAAGGGTCATAGGGGAGATGCGGAAGAGGTTGCAGATGCGGGTGAAGATTTTCCACGTCCCAATCGGGCGATTGCCGCATTCGAGGTTTACCCAGTGTGCGCGGGAAATCTTCAACCGTCTGGCGGTTTCTGGTTGTGAAAGGTTGTCAAGCTGTCGGATGGTTTTTAGATAGCGACCACCGCTTCGAAGGTTTATGCGAATGGGTTTCATAGGTTTAGAAGTTCATAAAGTCAAGCTCAGTCTTAGAATCCACACGTGTCCTCTGCATGGGTTGTGGGATGTCGTGGTCGATTTTGTCCACATCATCCGGGATGAAGTGGTTCCAGTGCACATAGTTCCATCTACCATCCTCTCGCACCATGAAGGCCATGATGCCATTGGTGAGAACGATGCGGCCACGTAGTGAGGGGATACCCTGAATCTCACCATAGATTTGGTTCTGTGGCACCTTTGGTGGAGGTGCCCCATGCTTCAACCAACTCTTAGGAAGTGTTAATGAGTAGTGTGCAAGAACGGTAGCGACGTCATAGGAGAGAGAGGACTCCTTTTTCGTCAGCACTTGGTGTTCGGTCCTTGAACTCCGTTCTTGCACAAAAGCGGCAGCGAGGTCGCGGTCGTGGGTGATGTTAACGACTTTGCAGGCACCATCGAGAGAGCATTCGAGGTCGCTGGAGAGGGCCTCTCGGATGGTGTCGAGTTGTTCGTCGCTGTCTACTACTATTGAAATTCGTAGATAATGCATAATGGTTTTGGGCTTGTTTCAAATTGAAACAGGACTATGCGAGCATCATTATCACCTCTTGTGCGCCAAACACCTTGTTCTTGCCACAAGCCTCACATTCGTAGTTCCGTGCATCTGGTTCACACCCATCTGCATCTGCGCCACAGGCGAGACAAATGCCGGGATTGGAGAGGGTGGTTTCGCTCTCTTCACACATCTTGATTGCGCGGTCGAGGATTTCGAGACGATCTAGGATTTTGATTTTAGTCTTAGTGTTACTCATAGTATTATTTAGTTATGATTGTTACTGTTTCTCTCTTGATACCGAAATTCTTTGCCGCTTGGTGTGAGGCCATGAAGATGTCAATACGATTGTCATATTTTCTTGCAAGGCGATCTTGCACTTTCCTTGCTCCTACACTGGGAATCATGATCGTGGTTCCGAATGGCAAGGCTCTTGGTGCTGCGATGGTGGTTCCTGCACGCGGCCGGAGGCCACTTGCGGTGGGTTGGTTGGGCTTTCCACAGCACTGGGAACAGTGGCAATATGCGGTGATGGTCATGATTGCTATATTAGTTACCATGAAACGGAAAAATCTTTTTATCTTGCGCCGAAACTCCACTAAGAATAAGACAAACCTTGCAAACGATAATTGGTTCGTCAGGTGACCAAGGGTGTAGGATTTGAAACATCCAGTCACCTGTTTTGAACTTGTGCTTAGAGTAGCACATTTCACATTCATTGTTCCATGGGTTTTTAGTGATCATATTAGTTCCCTCCCATCCATTGTCCCACTTCTTCTGCACTCACCACCTCTGCTTTGCCGTCTAGGATGAGGAAGTAGTAGCCTTTGATGTATAGTGATGCTATTATTTTGATTAGGTTCATATAGGCTCAAAGGGCCACACCCTTAGGTGTAGCCGTGTTGAACTTACAATGAAGCGAACGCATCCTTCGCGTCCGAGTAGGCTTTGCAGAGCCACCCGAGTGCTTCGATGTTTGCGGGGGTGTTCGGCTCACCAGTGGGCGCGAATTCGGCCACATTGAACTTCTTGAACTCCTTGTTGAGGTTGGCAAGGTTGTAGGGTTTGCCGCTCTTGGGGTTGATCTTTCCCGCGAGGAAGTTGGTTGCGACTTCCTTCCACTTTGCCGCGAGGGATTTTGGACCCTTGGGAGCGGCCACGCGCACGCTGATGTCCACCGCCAGTGCAGGAACCTTGACCTCAGTGCCCTTCTCATCCTTGTAGGTGTAACCACGCGCACGTTGATCGAGCAAGGCTTGCACCTTGTCGAAGAGTTCAGGCTGTGCCTGAATGACACGTGTAACGTAGACCGCTTCCTTCTCCTGTTCGGTGATCGCTTCACCCTTTGCGTTTTTCTTACCCGTGTCCTTTACGTTCGGCTTGACTTTGGAAACCTCTTCCACGATGGATGCGATGAGGTCGCGCAGGTCACCGGCAGAGCCGTGGGCGTGGAGGAATCCGTTCAAACGCTCTACCGGCTTCTCGACACTCCCAGCCGCCTTGTTAATCTCTTCCATGTTCTCATACACGAGAACCGGTGCTTTGAATGCACGTTCACCAACTTTGAGACTCTCTTTAATTTCTACTTTCATCTTGTTTGTGTTTTTGTTTGGTATGTCTTTTATTCAAGTGACATTTAACTTGTTTGACCTTTTGGGGGTCGAAATTATTAGTCTTCGAGAAGTAAAGCAATTCGACATTGCGTTTTGTCCCAAAGAATTTCTTCAATAGTTGTTGCCACCGCTTTAGAATAGTGAATAACGTCAATCTCTGCTTCCGGATCAAGTTTTGAAAGCTCAGATATTAGGTCTTTGTTTTTCATGTTATCTTACAGGTTCAATTTTGATCTCTGATCGATGTATTAAATACCCTACCGCTCCCACATTACCTGCAATAGGTGCAATTGCGCGTAAATCACTATGATGTTTATGGTTAATGTAACCATTAGGGATACATAGAATCCGGTCATCTTGACGGTTGGTTGAATAGGGACTAAACACCCAATTCGGCAGAATCTCATTTAGTTGTTTAATTGATTGTTCCATAAAATATTGTGAGGCTTCCACTCACTCCCACCCTAACAAGAAAAGAAACCACTCGAAACTTGTTGGGTGTTTATATTCTCCGCCACCCAGTGGCTCTAGGTCTTGCACCCCAGATACAAAAGGAATCGAACCTTTTGTAGGACTAGAAATTGCTCTCATCAGTAGCACCACTAGTGCTATACCCCAAAAGGGGTTTCGAGCTTTTATTCACTTGCTTCTGCTTCAAACAAAAGTGCATTTAATTGTTTGATCTTGTTTCTGATGGAGTCAGGATGATCACTACTCCACGTATGATTCTTTCGCTTTGCAAAACGAATAGCGGCAATCCGTCGGTGGTGTTCATACTTTGCTTGCGACCAAGCTAAAAATTGTTCCTCTGTTTGTTCCATATTATTCACTCACCCCAATCAACCTAAATGTCCTACCACCTTTCTTCACCCTCTCAAGATAATATTCTCTTGGCGAACCTTCAAGTGTCTCTACCGCTCCACTATCAGTAACAAGCCTCATCCACCTATGCTGCACCGTTTGTTCTCCCTCTTTATCAATTTGAAGAGAAGAGTGGACAGCAATTGGAGTGCGTGCCCAATGTTTGATGTCTTCTGGTGTGGGAGGTCTCATATCATTCTAATGTTTTTCTTACAGTGATACAAAGTGAAACTCCACACAAAACTCTTCCTCGCGCGGGTGTTTCCATTACTAGCTCCTCATAAGCTTGAATAAGTATTCCGCCGTCTTTTGGATAATCTTGTAGTGCCTTTTTAAGACTCTCGGTCCTGATTATCAATTCCGCCGGAATTTGTGCGATTGTTTCTTTATTCTTTTTAGAGATTTTCATATCATTATGTATATCAAAATTGCACAAATCACGCAAAGGATTGCGTTGAATAGGTCGGTGGGCATGTTGGTTTCTTTCTTTATTGTTGTCCCCTCCCGCACTCCCACCACCAAGCATCGGTCGGCCACCTTACTCAATCCGTTATTCAGCGCGTGTGGGGTGTAGACTTTGCCAAGCCGTTGTTCACCCTTTAGTGGTTGTGTGCGTGGGAGGATTAGGACAATGCGATAGGCGGGAGGGAGGGAAGAGAAGCGGGCATTTCCATCCTTTGCTCCAATGCCCTTGGCGGGCTTGGCTAGGGAGGGAATGGCTTGCTTCATGGCCATAGCCTAACAGGGGAAGGATGGCTTGCAAGCTCTTTCTCGCTTTTAATCTCTTCATCCTTCCCCTATATTTAGCTCCCCGCCCTGCCCTTGGCATAGGGCTTGCTATTCACCATCCACCTCCACTTCCTTCTCATACTCCAATTTCATCATCACATCAAACTCCCTAGTGCTCGCACTCATTTGCTTTAGAAATATATGGTACTTCTTCCTTGTATTAGTATGATTCTCCAACTTCTTATCCGCCTCAATTTGATTTGTTGGTTTCGGCCAACCCTTCTCAAATCCTCCGGTGCACACTTCACTATCCAATGCCCGAACTTCCATCACCATCCTTTGCGCCAACTCTTTATATTGTAGTTGTGTCATAGTCTTGTTTCAATTTGAAACAGCAAAAGGTTTATTGATACAGCCTCCACCACCCATGATCAAGTTCCTCCACATCCACTCCCTCATAACTCTTTCTAATCTCACGTAAGAACTCCACATCCTCTTCCACAGTTGCTTTGATCAACCACGCAGTGTTAATCCTCCACATCGGATTGGCTTTTAATTCCTCACACCACTTCTGCACCTCCATCACCTCCAACTCCCTCATCCATCTTCTTTGTTCTTCTGGTATTTCCACCTTCTGATTAAGTTTCACAATCGCTCCATTCGCATCCACCACAATTGACTTCAACTCCAACCTCTTCTCAACCTTCCCCATTTGATCTGCATACTCATTTCTCAACCACACATTTCCATTAGTCAACTCCAACACCCTAATCCTCCCTAACTCATACCCAATCGGCACCACCTTCGACCTATATCCATACTTCTTCAACCCACGTATCGCCTCCCTTAAATTCACCGCTAATGTCGATTGCTTCAAAGGTTTTGGCAACGACAAAGGATTAACCTCAAAACTTCCCTTCGTTGCTATTCCAATATACTCCTCATACTTCCTAAACGCCTCTTCACTCATACTATACCTCGGCTTAACTTCCACTTCTGGATTCATTATTTTCCTATGTTAGGTTGTTGCTTTCTCGCATTCATCCTATGGCCAAGGGCCAATGGCTTGCTTGCCAAGAGCATAGCCTGCCCTTGGCTTTAGGCTAGGGCAATCCTAAGATTGCTTGCTTGTTGTTTGTCCTTTCCTTCCTTCCATTCCACATCTTCCCTAGCATCAGGAAACACCCTCCATATAGGTTGGTGTCTTATCCCCCCTCTATGTAATTTTTTTTTTTTTTCCCTCCTTATAGGGGACTCCCTGTCATATATGCCGGTCGTTTCCTGATGCTAAAGAATGGAAACAACGGAATCTATTGAGAAAGAAAAAAGCCCATCCTAATCAAAGGATGGGCAATTCTATTGTCTATCTATCTAATATCTATTAGAATCCAGAGAATGTTTCTTCAAGTTTCACCTTCCCGCTAACACGTCCCAAAGCCTGCCCTAATGCCGAGCAATTCGTTCCAAACGAACTAGGCGTTTCATGCCAAGCCTTTAGGAGTTTTGCCCGCTGCGCGGCATCTTGAATATCAAGCTGGTCCAGCATCCACACTCCCACCGCCATCTTATGCGCCGCTTGGCTATGCCATTCTGTTTTGAGCTTCACTGCAACCGCGTCCAAGTATTCCGTCTTGATTGTCTCTTTTGTCATAATGTTCTCTCTATGGTTGTTGCAGCGTGATTGCCGCCCACTTCCCATAGAATTTCTCCTATGGGAAGGTGGCGATAATCACATTGGCCGTCTGCCGTTTACAATCCAATCCGTTGCAAGTTCTCCAATCCCCTCGCCATGAATCGGCCAATAGCCTACAACTTCGCCATCTTGAACAAAGGAGACTTTATAAAGGTCTCCGATTGTTCCCTTCGCCAGATATTCCACAATCATCGTTCTCATATTTTCTTTCTCTTAGCCTTCTGCGTTATTGCGTCCAGCTACAAAGAAAATAACATAAGCCGAAAAACATGCAAGGCTTTTCTTTTTATTTTTCATCCAATGGTACAATATATTTCTATGCCATGCACGGACAATAAAAACATGGCACGGCTTTTGAGGTCAGCAATCCCAATGCCACCCCGGAAAGATTCTCACTTGGCCCGGTCCATGCTATGCAAGCATCCATTGTGTCACCTCGCAATCTTTCTCCATCCTTTCGCCTAGGTCGAGCCGCAAGGCTCGCCCGCCTGTTTATATGATCCTGCCCATCATCTCTCGCCTAGGCCAAGCCTGCGAAGCCTGCGCCCAATTTCCTCGCTTGCCCTCCCTCTTGCTCTGCCCCCTCCCAATCGGATGGACTCACCACGATAGTCCCCCACACCCCCCTTTCACTTTCCAAGCCCTTAATCTTGGGACCCCTCTCACCAAACCGCATCATTTTTCAAAACTCTTCCAAAGTCCAAACAATAGAGACGTCAATAGAAGTGAGGTTTTGGCAAACAACACCTTGGTGATAATATAGACTAGATGGGAAATGTGCTGGAGCGTAACTCCATCCTAGGATTCCGGTTGAGGACTGGGAGGTGAGGAGTAGATTAGGGGCATGAAAGCAAGCGAACAACACGAAGCCGTGAAGGATGGGCTAGAATTAGAGTTACGGGAGTATGCACTGAATGAGTTTGTGCGGGTGGAGATTGTAGTCCCGAGCGAAGCGGAGGGTTGTCCACATCAAGGTAACTAACGAAACACAGGTTGTGTTTCAAATTGAAACAGGCTATGGAACCGTTTGATATTAGCGAGATGCTGAGTGAGCCGGAGGCGAATACAATCCAGCCGCAAGCCGTAGGCGAGAGCACGGTTAAGGGGACTGTTGAAGCGTTTAAGGCGTTGATGGATGGGGTGAGTGATGAGGAGGTGGCAAGGTATGAGCAGCGAGCGAAGGATGCGCAGGCCGCCGTAGGAGGCCAGATTGCCGAAGCCACGGAGTCGGCCACTATACCAGAGCAACAAGAAGCTCCTAAATTCTGGAACCAAGACAAGCGCAAGCCGCAACACGTTATTCAAGTTGAACGCCCAGAGCATCGTGCCATTTGTATCTTGGCGGCACAGGGTTTCACCTCCACCGAGATTGCAGAACAGACTGGTTACACCACTGCCTGTATCCAGAACGTCAGAAAACAGGAGTGGGCACAATCCTACATCGCGCAGTTGATGGAGAAGACTGGCCGCAAGGCGGTGATGGCAGAACTTCAAGGCGCAGCGAAGGACGCGGCACTCCTGTTGGTGAAAAGCATTCGAGGGGAACTTGAGGATCAAAAACCTGCCGATCGGTGCAAAGACGCCCACAAACTCCTTGATCGTCTCTATGGCACTGCCCCACAAATCGTAATGCACGGGAATGTGGATGCAGCCGAACTCTCAGACGAGGAACTCGCAGCCACTATCGCGAGTGGAAATAGTTGATGTGGGTTTACTTTCTTATTCTCTCAATTGGTTGGTTTGAACTACGTCTCTTAACTCAAAGGAAACACATTATGTCAGTTATCTCGGATTTTGCAGCACGCGTAACGGAGCAGTTTGCATCTATTGATTCTGCGGTTGATGGGGTGGTGGCGGATGTCACTGCACTCAAAGCAAAGATTGAACAGTTGCAGAATTCTAGTGGGGAGATTAGTGCATCTGACCAAGCCTTGTTGAACTCTATCGAGAACATCACTGGGCAGCTTGCGTCTAAGGTTAAGGCTTTGGATGAAGCCACTGTGACTACGCCAACTCCCGATGAACCCACTGTGCCGGTAGAGTAAGGGCTTAAGAGACCTGCTATACTGGAATGTCCACTATCTCTCGCCCAAATGCCGCACTAGAGCTGGCACGTAGGCGAGAGATACGTGGTAATCTCACTGAGTGGGCAAAACATTTTGGAGCGGACAAAGGGTGGATGCCTGCACTCCACCACCAATACCTCCTCCAGAAACTTCAAGAAGTAACTGATGGTAATCTAATTAACTCTGCAACCGGTAAGCCTTGTCGCAATCTGATTGTGATGATGCCACCGGGTAGTGCGAAATCCTCTTATTCCAGTGTCATATTTCCAATCTGGTTCATCCAGCGACGCCCCAACTGCCGAATCCTTGCCTGCTCCTATAGTGCAGACCTCATTGAATCCTTCTCCAGAGAGTGTCGCAACGGAGTCGCAGGATTCCATAAAGTCTTGGGATATGAACTTGAAAAGGATTCACGCGCTGTCCAAGAGTGGTCAACTACAAACGGCGGGTCATATCGCTGCTCTGGTGTTGGGGCAGGACTTGCGGGACGCCGTGCGGACGCAGGGGTGATTGACGATTACCTCGGTTCCCAAGAAGACGCAGAGTCCAAACTCATCCGAGACAAGCAATGGGCTTGGTATCTAAACGATTTCTGGCCACGCCTAAAACCCAACGCAATTCAAATCATTGTCGCCAACCGTCGTCATGAAGATGACCTCATTGGTCGTTTGTTGGAAAAGGAACCAGATAAGTGGGAACAGATTCGTTTTCCATTCTTTGCGGAGCAAGGTGACGTATTGGGGCGAAACCCTGGGGATAGGTTGTGGCCGGAATGGTTTACCGAAGAGATGGCGGCTGATATTCGGCAGTTACCCGCGAGAACGCAGGCAGGGCAATATGGTCAAAGGCCAGCTCCAGAAGAAGGAAACTTCTTCCAAAAGGCATGGCTTCAAGAATACTCAATGTCAGAGTATAATACTCTGATGGCTAAGAATCCCAAAATCTATGGTGCAGGTGATTGGGCCGTCAGCGAAGCCAAGGATGCGAATAAGAGTTGCTTTGGTGGTGCAGCCCTTGATAGTGATGGAACCCTTTACATTCTCCCGGATATTTTCTGGAAGGTGGCAGGTCCGAAAGAGGTTGTTACGGGCTTCGTGGATTTTTTGAAGAGAAGGGACCCGTTGCAGTTTTGGAGTGAGAAGGGGCATATCTCCAAGGCGTGGGGACCTTTCCTCAAAGAGCAGATGGCGAGTGAGCAGGTGTTCAATCTCATTACCGAGGTGACTCCTACTAGGGATAAAGAGAGCCGAGCACAGTCTATCCGTGGTCGTATGTCCATGATGAAGGTCAAGTTCCCCAGCTTCGCCCATTGGTGGCCACAAGCAGTCCATGAACTCTTGATGTTTCCCGGTGGTAAAGCAGATGACTTTGTAGATTTTATTGCACACATAGGTATGGGTATCAATAATATGACTCGGGCAACGGTGATGCCTAAACCTGTGTCTGAGGACTTGAACGTGATGCGACCCATCACTTTGGCATGGGTGAAGAAATCACACAAAGAGCGCACTACGAGCTTGGAAGTTAAATATTCTGGTCGATGATTGAAGAAACTACATCTCCTGAGGTTAGTGCTGAAACTACTGCATTGGTTGAGCAGTGGGTTTCACGGATCACTGCGGCCAAGGCTAAGTGGGAGCCTGACTTCAAGCGGATGCGACGGAACATGGAGTTTGCATCTGGGATTCAGTGGCCCGGGCAGACCAAGATGGACACCGAGAAGTATGTCAACAACATCACCTTGCGGATGGTCAATCAAAAGGTTGCATCGTTGTATGCCAAGAATCCTACTGCCGTTGCCACACGACGACCAAGGCTTGATTTCCAGTTGTGGAATGGCGAAACCGAGAGTCTCATGGAGGCCATCGGACAGGCGCAGCAGATTTTGAGTGCAGGGATGGAACTTCCACCAGAGCTTGCGTCTTTTTTCAAGGATGTGGAGGATGGACGTTTGCGAAAGCAGATGGTGGATAAGATTGGTAAAACCCTACAAATAATCTATGGCCACGCGATTGATTCCCAAAAGCCAGAGTTTAAGCAGCAACTCAAACAATGTGTTCGACGGGCTATTATTTGTGGAGTGGCCTACGGACGACCAATATTTTGTCGTGAAGATAGTGCAAACTACAGTCCCTCTTCCATTGATACCAGGAGTGGAGCGAATGAGCGGGCAGGACGAGCGCAGGAAATTATAAACAAGATCGAGGATGGGACAGTGGCGCAGGATAGTGCGACTACTGGAACATTAAAGAACCTTGCTGCTAGTCTTGGAGTGCCGCAAGAAGCATCACGACTTCCAGAGCGTTTAGAATTTGATTTTCTTCCCTCCACTGCTATTATTCCAGACATTCGTTGTAGGTCGCTGGTAGATTTTGTTGGCGCACGATGGAAAGCGATTGAGTATGTTTTGCCAGTTGCAGAAGTCAATGCAATTTTTGGAACTAAGATTAAGGTTGGCACTGGTGCAGAGGGTGGAGCAAAGGAAGCAAATCAGTCTAATGATGTAATTGAGAACCAACCGTCTAATGTTAAAACAGATGTTTTCAGTGGCGGATTGGTTAAGTTATATGAGATTTTTGATTACACAACCAAGACTCGTTGTTTTGTGTGTGATGGGTGGAAAGAATTTGTGTTGGAACCTGAGCCGGTGTTCCCAGCTATTTCTGGATTTTGGCATGTGTTTGCACTAACTTTTAATGAGCTTGAGGTTGATCCCGATTCACAGACAAGTATCTTTCCACCGAGTGACGTTCAAACAGTGAAGAGTCCACAGATGGAGTGGAATAGAACACGGGAAGATTTGCGGGATCATAGACGTGCAAACTCCCCCCGCTATATTTATCGTGCTGGAACTATCTCTCCAGAAGACCTTGAAACTCTAACTAATGCCGCTCCGAATAGTGCAGTGGGTTTGAAGAGTGTTCCTGCGGATATGCCACTCGACCGGGTTATCATGGCAATGCCCATGATGCAGATTGACCCGGCGATGTATGAGACCCAAACTCTTGAGCAGGATATGATGCTTGGGGGTGGGATGCAGCAGGCGAACCTTGGACCAGCACAGGCGGACGTAACAGCTACGGTTGGGACTATTGCCGAGCAGAGCAGGATGAATGTGTCGGCGTCGAACATTGACGACCTTGATGGATTTCTCTCGCGGTTGGCACAGGCAGGTGGCGAGATGCTCTTGCTTGAGATGAGTGAGGAGACTGCAAAACGTATTGCAGGAGTGGGAGCGGTGTGGCCTAACAGCGACCAGAGCAGAGCAGATTACCTCAATGAAGTGTTTTTGAAGATCGAAGCAGCATCCAGTGGCCGTCCAAACAAGGCTGTGGATATTGCTAATTGGCGTGACCTTGCACCACTTCTCTTACAAGCTGGTGCTAATCCTATTGGTGTGGTTGAAGAAACCGCCAAACGCCTTGATGACAACCTCGATTCTAGTGGATTTTTCCCTTTAACCCCACCAGAAGCCTCTTCATCTCCCGGTGGTGGTTCGTCATCCACTGATGGTGGACCCATGCAAGAAGGTTCCAATGGGCCTTCGACTCAACCTCCAGCACCATCATTCAGTGCTGACAACGGCTCAGGGCAAACGGCGCAACAACTCAACATGTCTCGCCCGGCCTGAGCCTAAAATTTATGCGTATACTGCGTAATCCGGATGTAAACACCGATGGAGGTTCATCCTCTCCGTCCACGTCTGAGAGTGTGAACTCAGAACCAGTCGTAAATAATACTCCTGATTCGACTACGGGAGAAACTCCTGCTGAACAACCGGAAAGTTTTGAGTCTGCTGTTAAGGCTGGACTTGAAGCATCTTCTGCGGAGAAGGTGCCAGATGAGGAGAAGGTAGAGGAAAAGAAAGAAGATGGTGGTGAAGAACAAGTAGAAGTCAAGGTTGAGGATAAGGGACCTATCCCGTATGAACGGTTTGCGGAAGTAAACAAAGCCAAAGCAGCGGCAGAACAATTGGTGGAGTCTCAGAAGGATGCAGTTGCGTCGTATAACAAGATTGAAGAATTTTGTCAGACGCATGGGATTGCACCAGAAGACTTCTCCTACTGGATGAACGTTGCGGCTTTGGTGAAGAATGACCCTGCAAAGGCGATGGAGATGTTGAACCCTAAAGTTCAAGAACTCCAAACCTTTAAGGGAGATATTCTTTCACCCGAACTCACGGCTGCGGTTGAGAATGGTGAGATTAGTCTTGAGATGGCTAAGAGGTATGCGGCATTGGAAAACAAATCTAAGTTTTCCGAGAAGCAGACTCAGCAAACTCGGGAACAAGTCGCACAACAACAGCAACAGAGGTTCATGCAGGAGGTTCAAACATCCTTTGACTCTTGGGCACATTCTAAAATCAGCAACGATCCAGATTTTAAGCCAAAGGCTAACTCTGACGCGCCTGATGGAAAATTTGAACTTGTTCTTCATAAAATTGGTGCTGAATGGCAGAAGGCTGGTATCAAAACCCCACAGGATTTGACAGCTTTTGCTGAGAAGTGCTACACCGCCATCAAGGGAACAGTGAGTGCATTTGCAGGACCAAGAAAGAATGGAACTGTGGTGCGCTCGAATCAGTCAACAAGTTCGGTTCAAGGTGAACCGAAAACAATGGAAGAAGCAATTTCTCGTGGATTTAATAAAGCGGGTGTTGCGACTTTGTAAGGAATAAAATATGGCTACGATTGGATCATTGACGGTGCAGAGTGTTACAGATTACGCACTTGATTTCTATGTGCGTAAGGAAATGCTCCTTCAAACGACGCAGGATAAACCCCTGCTGAGTTTCTTGGAGAGCGGTAAGAAAACGTTCCCAGCTGCGAAGCAATACATTTCCGAGCCAGTGCAAGGAAGTGTGATGAACGATACGAGTGGTTTCTTTGCTGGGTATACGGGTGACAGTCCCCTGACCTTTACGCAAATGGCCCTTGGTGTTCGTGCGACGTATGCGTGGAAGGAAGTGCATGCTGGGTTTGTTATCACCCACACGCAGTTGAAACAGGACGGGATTACGGTTGTGGATGGGGAATCGAAAACCTCGGATCATAGTGACGCTGCCACGAGGCTGACTCCTATCCTCAAGAGTGCTATGGCGGATTTTGGTGAGAGTTGGTCTCGCGCCAAGAACCTGATGCTGTGGCAGGACGGGTCACAGGATAGCAATCAGGTTCCCGGTCTTCAGGCCATCCTTCAAGATGACCCGACTACTGGAACTGTTGGTAGTCTCGCGCAGGCCACCTACACTTGGTGGAGGTCTCGCGTTAAACTCGACCTGAGTCCTAGTGCCGAGAACCAAACCATTACGAACTTCTTCACCAACGAGATTCTGCAGTTGAAGAAACGTGGTGGCAAACCGAGTAAGATGCTTTGTGGTAGTGCCTTTTGGGCCGCTCTCCAGATTGAGGTGCGGGCGAAGGGGATTTACACCCAGAGTGGTTTCTCGAACAAGGACAATGACATTGGTCTCCAGAAGATCAGCATTGGTGGGATTGGCACTTTCGAATATGATCCTACGATGGATGATCTTGGTATGTCCAAGCGTTGCTATGTGTTGGATAAGAGTCGTATTACTCTTCGCCCGATGGAGGGTGAGGATAATAAAACTCTGCTTCCCGCACGTCCCTACCAGTATCTCGTGATGCTGAAGTCCATGACTTGGACTGGTGGCCTCCAAGCCACACAGTTGAATGGCATGGGTGTGTATGGTATTGCTTAATCTGAACGAAAGGAATAAAAGAATATGAAATATCTTATTACTTTGGCGTTGGCTTTGGTGACTGTGGGAGCGAGTGCTCAATCCCACATCTCTCAGAGTTTCTTGAATGTGAAGTCGTTGCAAGTTTCTAACGTGGCAGCAATTTCTAACATTACTATGTATGCGGGAATGACCAATATCTTTGGCACCCGTTGGACGAATAATGCGGGAACTGCTGTGTTGGTTACGAATGCTGGAAACACGGCGAAACTGGTGCGTGATGTTCAATTGTGGAGTGACAGGAATGGTAATGTTCCTATTTCTCAAATCTATGTTGGACCAATTGGCACTACGAACTTCCTGAATATCAGTCCGTTTACTATTAGTGGTAAATTGATTGGTGGTTCTGGTGCAAATGCTTCCATCACGTTTACAGTGACGCCTTTCTGGAAAGACATTCCAGATGATGGTAGCACGTTTGTTGCTGATACGCATGACTTCTCGTTTGTTGTAACTTCGGCAGCCGGTGCTGTGACGTTCTCAACAAACATCGTGAAGGCTGTTAACTGGGCTGGTGCAAAGGGTTGCCGTATTCGTTCAATTGTGAATGCTGATACGGACTTCACTGGTGGCATCTCTATCACCGACCTCGACCTGACTGGATTCCGTCCGTAGTCTTGTTTCATTTTGAAACAAGCCACATAACCAAGCTGTGGCCCCGTGGCTAAAAGTCTTAACGGGGCACCTTCCTTATGAAACAACCGATTGCTAATATAGTCTTGAAGCTGGACAAAATAGGTGCGACTGTAGCACTGAAACATGTAACTCCAGCAGAAGTGATGTTGCTCTGTGCGATGCATAGTGGGAATGCAGGCGGGATGCCTATTATCAAGTTCGAGCAGATTGACATCAAGGCGAATGAGATGGCTTTGAAGAGTTTGCAGGATGAACTCTCGAAGCTTGAAACCCTTTTGGATGAGCTTGGTGAGGTGGAAAACATCACCGAAGAAGTTCGAGAGAAGAGAAGTATCACCTTGCAGACCAAGATTGAATCTTATCAGGGTAGGATCAATGGTCTTCAGCACGTGATGGGGATTCGGAATCTTTCTCCGGCTGGTGAGCGGGCAAGGTTGACTGGCAAATACAACCAATTGGTTGTGAACAAATTCTACCCGGGAAACATTCCCTCTATTCCGGTGGAGTTTCCTAATTTCGACCCAAAGAATGAACAAGAGCATCAGACTTTGGGTGAGTGGACCAATCTAAAACTCAATGCTGGGCAGCATGATCACTTCTTGGTGGGTGCAGCCGCGCTTCAAGGTTAAAATATGGCAAGAGGACAACTTCTTTCAACAGTTCGTGCTCTGCTTAAAGCGGAGATTCGAGATGTGCAGGAAACGAACACTGCTCTTGATACGGAGTATAACTATCTGTTATCAAGCAAGCAACTGGAGTTGTCCTCTCAGTGGGATTGGAACTTTCTAAAACATGATTGGGATTTGAGTTGCACGGCGGGTGGGAGGTATTTTGATATACCCACGAGTGATACGAGGGGACAGAGTGTTACTATTAACTTTGAACGCCCTTTGGTGGTGTCACGTTTGTTCAATAGCTACTATGAGCCTGTGCAATACGGGATCATGTTGGAAGACTACAACTGCCGAGAGGGAACCACAGAAGCACAAGACCCTATTCAGAAGTGGCAAGTAGTCACCAATGCAAATGAAACCTCCAATCCTGACGAGATCGAGATTTGGCCAGTGCCAGTTACTACTCAAACACTAAGGTTTACTGGACAACGCGTAGTTCAGGCACTGGCCTCAGATTCTGACAAGGCGGATTTAGACCATCTCTTGCTGGTGTATAGCGTGGCCGCTGACATCCTTGCGATGCGGGAACAGAAGAATGCACCTTTGATGATGAAACGGGCAGTGGATAGGTTGAATTTCCTTCGAGGGTCTATGCCGGTGATTGACGGGAATTTTGTGTTTGGGAAACCTAGGTATCAGGATGCTGAGGCGGTGAAGATAATTGCGGTGACTTAATTATGAAAATAAAACTTTTGATTACGGATGAGGCAAAGTGGGTGGCCTATGGGCCATGCAGGGTGGTGCAGGTGTTTGGGAACAATAACCATACGGCGGACAACTATATTCAGTTCCATGAGAAGCCACTTGCAAGTTTGGCCGCTGCCGATGTTCCGGCTGTGGCTAGTATCTTTGCTCCTGCAAGTGCACCTTTTGATTGGAAACCTGTTGATCCAATTTGTTTGAGTGAACTTACAATTGCGGTTAGTTCGACAAATGTGAACTATACGGCATTGACTAATCAAGGAGTGGATGCCACTGTGATTGTGGAGACTGATTTTCCGGTTGGAGCAGATACTACGTTGGTGGGGGATTTAACTACTAACGTTTCTGGTGTTAGGTCTATTTGGGATAATTCAACTGGACCTAAACGCCTTTTACAACTTTCTGTTAAGAATGGTTCCGGCGGAACTTTGTATGCACATTTGTTTGCACAGGATACTGGTTCTATTGGAGACGACACTCAGAGCCTTTTGTCATTCTCGGTTGGAGATGGGTTAACTGTTTCTAAGTATTTTGGAAGAGACGGTTTTCGATTGCTAAAATTCGATCCTACTGAACGAGATGGGTGCACTGTAAAATTTGCAGATGGCGCAGAGGTAAATTCGCATAACTTTAATACTGGCACTTCTTATATTCGTGCTGTTTATGAATAAACATTTTCTAATCTTAATGTCTTGTTTCATTTTGAAACAAGGCTTGGTGGCGCAAGTTGTTCCTCCTCCCGCAACGCAGACTGAGGTTAACACGGGTGTAAATCGTTTTAAGTATGTTACACCATACACCTTGGCGAATTCAACCATTGTTGGAACTAATGTGGCGTTGAGTGCACAGGGTGGAACGGCCCTATTAACGAACCTTAATGGAACTGGAACGTATACGAATAAGTGGAACTCATGGGAAATCTGGGGCAGCCCGACCGTGAGCAACTCTCTCTTCGCGGCGAATCGCGGGCTTGGAATCGTGACGAATTCGACGAGTTTCAGCGGGCTGATGCAGTCGATTGTTAATCGAGCGGTAACGGGATTCGACATCTTCATTCATCCCAATCCGTATTATTCGAATAGCTACTCGGCAGATGCGACCATCACGATCACGAACTGGGGCATCATTCGTGGCGGCGGAAATCCTGTGACCGTCATCCGCGCAACCGCTGCTTTGAATGGCCCAGTGTTCCAAGTCGGCACCACTACAATCGGAAGCGGTGGCATCAATCGGTTCAAGGACATCCGCATTGAGGGCGACAACGCTGGAGCGAATGGAGTAGGCGTGAAGATTGTCGATTGCGCAGAGCCGGTGTTTCGCGACATGGAGACAACTGGATTCAAGCGGGCGGGTATTGAGCTGGCATCCACCAACTACATGCACTGGGCTTACGCTGACCACTGTTGGTTTGTGACTAAGGACGCTGGTGCGAAAGGCATTCTGGTTTCCGGTGCACCAATCTCCAGCGACCGCGCTCAGAATCATTTCGACATCAACGACTGTAACTTCGGCGTATTTGGTGGTGGTGAACCAATCTTCATCAGCACAAATTTCCCGAATGTGCGCGTGACGGACTCAATCTTCAAGTATAGCAGCGGCACGATGAGTTATGGTATTTCACAAGAGAACGGACGCGATGCGCTTTACAGTGGAAACAAGTTTGTAAACTTTAGTGCAGCCGTCCCAATCATGTTTGCTGCTAGTGGAACAGTGTTCTCTGGAGTCACTAATCTCAATCCGACATTTGTTAATAATCACTCTGACGGCACGGCTGAGATTATCCAGATTGGCCAGTTCGTAACCAACGTAACGCTCTCGGCAAACTCCATCCGTGGCAGTGGCGCGACGGTTGTTTATGAAGACATTGCATCGAACGGCAGAATCAACAACCTCGACCAGACTGAGTTGCGGCTGGGGCACCTTACCACCAACACCATCCCTTACATCGGCGCGTATGGTGAAGTGAAAACAGCAACGCTTTCAGGGCTGTCTCTGAGCGGAGGGACGTTGACTGCGAGTGGAAGCGGAAGTCCGGGTGGCGTGGCTACTTCAGTGCAGTATAATACTGGAGGAGCTTTTGATGGAACGAACACCTTTGTCTATGACGAAGCAGGGGAAGACTTAACTATTTGGGCGGTTAATAGTTCTCCTTCAATATCTGTTGGATACCAGGGTGGCGGCTCGTCTTTTACAAACAAGATGGTAATTAACGGAATGACTGTAGTTGGTCCTCTTGGAAGTCAGGCGCAGTTTACTTTTTCAAATGTTGGAGTGGTTGATGGGACTGTTGATTTAGGAACTAATCATCTTTCACCAAATATAACACATCACTTAGACCTTGGAAGAACCACAACTCTTTGGAAGCGGCTTTATCTCAGCTCCAATGCCATTGTTGGTGGCGGGCTTACTGTAACTGGAGCTGTTTCGGTGGTTGGTAATGCGTCTATCCCAATGATGGGTCTTAGTTCATTTCAAGGCGACATGATGGCCTTCACCCGCGCCACGAATTCTCCAGCGGCAACGGGCAGCACGAATGATGTTCAGATTGATCGCGGAACAGTAACGGTAGGACAGCCGCTGGTGATTATGAGCACTGCGAGCGGCCAGCATGTGCTGACGAATGGAAATATTCGATTTACTCCAACAGCAATCTCTGGAGTCGGTGGAGCTAACACCAACTTCACACTGCTCTCGACGCAACCTGAAGTTTACATCAACGGATTCACGAACGTCAGCATTCGGGCTGTGATGGGTTACAGCGACTCGCTTGTTGACTACTGGTCATGCAACATCACCAACGGCAGCGGCTCAGATCGGACGCTGGAATTTTCCGCTGTGACGAATCGCTATCGATTCGCCGGAACCTACGGAACCAACGCGCCAAGCGTGTTGACCAATGCAACGCGTCTTGAGATTTCAGGGCGGCAACAAGGCACTAATGTTCAAGTCGTTTACTCCTACTTTGCATGGCCATGAACCGTATCCTCATTCTCTCCGCCCTGCTAATTGCAGTTTGTTTCACAACCGATGCGCAATCCTCCCGTCGTCGCGCACTGATGAGTGCGAGGCCTGCTGCTGCGGCAACTTCTCCAGAGCCAGAGCTAGTCTGGTGGAAGTTAAACGAAGGAAGCGGAACCACAATCGCCGGGAGCGCGGCAATCTCTGATGATGGGACAACTGACGCAGCGTGGTTGACTGGCAAGTCAGGATCAGGCTCATGCCTAGACTTCATCCCCGGTAATAGCGATGACGCCGCGACAACTTCCACAATTGCCTTCGGCTCCAGCATAATCACGGTGTGTGCGTGGGTTTACTGGGACGTAGTTTCTGGCGCGAGTAAAGTATTGTGGGAATCATCAGCGAGCTATAGTGCTAACAACTACGGATTCATCGCTTACACCGATACATCTGTATTCTACGCAGGCGTAAGCGGAAATGCAGCGAACTTTCGCACCGAAGAAGTCGCTGCGCCAGCAACTGGAACGTGGGTGCATGTCGCGGTCGTTTACGACAATTCAACGGCGACCGGAGACATTAAAATTTACTTCGATGGTGTGCTTCAGTCTGAAAGCCTGACATCGAACAACAAGATCGGATCGGGAAATCTCTCCACTTATACGTTTTATGTCGGTGCCCGCGCTTCCGCCTCCGCATTTATGGATGGCAGGGTTGACGACGTGCGCGTTTATTCTTCTGACGTTTCATCAAGCCTTTCGGCCATCGTCGCTGACCCGCAATGAAAAATCTTTTTCTTATACTGCTTCTCTGTTTTGCTCCAACGGTTGAGGCAGCAACGATCAACGCTGCGAGCACGTCAACCGCTGACGTTGCCACTGCCATTGCCAGCGCATCGGACGGTGACACGGTTGTCATTCCAGCAGGCACTTCGGATTGGACCTCTCCCTTGGTGGTTCTCAAGGCAATCACGCTTCAAGGCAGCGGAACAAATTCGACGATCATTCAAGACAGCATTCCCACGGGCGGCTGTTGTTGGAGTAACAGAGCAGTGATCGCCGTGTTTCCGGTGACGAACAAAACAACTCGAATCACTGGCATTCAATTTGCGGACGGAGCTAGCACGAAATCAGGCACAGCGGATGGTGGCACAATCTACGTCGAAGCTCCGTTTGGCATCGACTCCACGGCGCGAGCGGTGATCGACAACTGCTACTTCAATGCGGTGACGCAGGACGCCGGGGTCATTCGCGTTTACGGCGCGTTCGGGGTTACCCACTCGTGCGTGTTTCGGCGCACCATGAACCAGTTCAGCCATATCATAAGCCACCAAAACGATCTTCCATGGGCAGAGGCAACTCACTTTGGAACGGATAAGTTTTGGGTGATTGAGGATAATGTTATTACCAAGAGCGGATCGCTCTACGAATCAATGGATAGTGACCGGGGAGCGCGTTGGGTGTTCCGCTATAACACAGATTCAAACAGTCGGCTGGGAATGCACGGAGCTGATTCTGGCACATTCCAGCGCGGAACAAGAGCAATCGAAGCGTATATGAATACGTTTGTTGGTGACGGTTCAGTGTCGCAATTACTGTTGGTGCGTTCAGGAACAGGGCTGGTCTATTCCAACACGCTCACAAGCTGGAATGGAACGAACATCGTTCACATGTCCGCTTTCAGGGCTACGGACGATTCTTCATTTTCGTGGAAGCAAGCCAACGGAACCAATGCGTGGGACAAGAACGATGCAGGAAATCCGTTGGTAACAGGAACGGCATCTAGCGTCGGAACGTTGACGATGACTGATAGCGGCAAGTCGTGGACGACAGACCAGTGGAAGGGCTACATTGTCCGCAACACCACGACCTTTCTGGCGTCGATGATTACAGCGAACACGGCCACAACGCTGACATTCCAAGCGGACATTGATGGATACACAGATCCCGATTTGAGTTTCAGCATCGGAAACACCTACGAAATAAATCTCGTCACGAAGATATTGGATATGCCCGGACTTGGACAAGGCACTTTGATTAACGCGTTAGGAACGCCCACTTCTCCCGACTCCGCGATTGATCCCTATTATGCGTGGGGCAATACGTCGGGCGGTGCGGTTGCGGCAATCAATACCGGCACACCGCTGATTGTTGAAAACACCTACTGGTTCAACAGCGCGAAAGCTGGATATACCGCACTGGCCTATCGGCATCCGTTGCGTGGGTCTTCCCGCATCTCAGCAACCTTGAACCGCGTTGAGCTGCGTGGTGGAGTGGTCATCCGATGAGAGTCGCGCTGGCAATCTGGATGTTGTCGCTGGCGTGGTGCTCGGCTCAACCAATGCCGAGAGCGGCAACATTTCGTTGGGATGCGCCCTTGAGCCTCACGGACGCGATTGGCTACGAGCTGCAATGGGGACCGCAGCAGACCGCTCAGCTACCGCTGCATATCACGGAATACACCGTTGAGAATTTCCCATTTGGATTCAGCCAGCCCGTCACAGTGCGCACGATGGGGTTCAATACCAACTCTGAGCCGGTGGAGATTCGAATCTTCAACGTGATTGCGAACTTTGAAGAGAACACCGGTAACGGCTGGGCCGCCGTTGAGACGGCGCAAGTGATGCGCGAGGTTAAATCCAACGCGATGATTCGGGTGAGGTTAAGCACACAACTACAATGAAAGAAGGGGACTTGGGGAAAATGAACGATGACTTGATTAGTGAGCTAATTCAAAATTCGCGGGACACGAATCAGAAGGTTGGCGAGATGCACACGACCATTTTCGGAGCACAGGGCCAGGGCGGGTTGATTCGTGACCATAAGGAATTCAAGGCGATAACCGAGAGCGAACTCGCCAGACTCAATAAACACCGCGAAGAAATGACCGTGTTTAAGGCAAAGCTCGTTGCGGTGGTTGGCGTAGTTAGCGCGTTGATGAGTTTCTTTGGAAGTAAACTTGCAGCAATCTTTTTCAAATCACCATGATAGCTTATCTTCATAAATACTTCACAACAATTCCATCAGTGTTTATTGATGGGTTGTTGTATGCGCTTATTGCTTGGTTTACTTTTAATCAAGCATATTTTGGTGGTGATGAGGCTGCTAAATATATTGAACCTATGACTAAGTTTTGGCTCAACTGGGTGATTGGTTCTGGAGCCTCATTGGTTGCGTCGATTAAAATGTATAGGTCTACGGCGTTTGCAAAACACCAAGCGAAGAAAGAAGGGCAAGAATAGTATGGCTGAGTTTCTCATTCCGAGTTTTAAGTATGGGTTGGACACTAGAAGGGAACAGCTTTCGAGCGTGGTGGGGACGTTGGTGGATTTGAAGAATGGGTATGTGAATGAGGGTGGGGATGTTATTAAAAGAGGTAAGTTTAATGATTTGGATGACTATAATGTCTTAGATACCACATATTCTCAAGTTTCACTTTATCCCGGAACTTTTGTAGATACAAGTTTTTATGTCTTTGGTTCCGCATTGGCTGCTGGAACTACGCCAACACAGTCACAACCTGTGCTTGCAAGTGCGCTTTCACAGATTTATCTTACAGCTGTTTATCAACAGTTGAAGCATCCAACGCTGGTTAATGATACTTCAATTTCTTATGATAATACTAAGCATAGAATGACAAGTTTAGTTTTTGCCGATGTGTATAATGGTAAGACTCTCGCGGTTGCTGGCTTTGCAGATGGTAATGAATTTCTCTACTATGATGGCACTCACGTTCAGCAGTCTTCCAATGGTTTGGTTCTATATGGTCGGAATACTGTTAGTGATTTGTCTGATGATTTGGATAGACAATTTGGAACGATAGGGTGGGAGACGGTGGCAAATGTGGATGAAAATGCAGCAGCGCAGGCGGGGTCGACGATGGTGAAGAGTCCAGTGGCGGATTATTTTGGTGGAGATTTGACGGTAAGTTCCACTGCGGGTGTGTTTGGGATGAGACAATTTCCGAGGGTGGATGAGGATGTGGAAGGAACAAAGGCGGTGGCCAAGTTCTCCATTACGAATAATGCTGGAACCTTTCAGGTGCAGGCACCGGCACAATCTACTGCAACAACACCGTTGGTGGATTTGTGTGGTGGAGCGGTGACAGCAGCGGGGAGTGCGACATTGACGGCAACCGCTATTGTGACGGCGATAAATGATTTTAGTAGTGATCATGGGTATACGGCAACGAGTGATGGCATCAATGTGTTGGTGTATGCGCCGTTGGACTATGATATTGCAGTTGCGTTGGACCTTACTGTCACTGAAACTGGTGGTGGAACTACTGGTGGAAGTTCAAGTAGTGGAACAGCTTTGACTACAACGATTGGAACCAATATTGTTCTTGGTGAGACAGCACTTGGTCGCGCAAGTTTCGCAAATGGAATTCTTACAGTGGAACGTTATGTTGGACTCCCCACAGGAAGCTATCGAATTCGGGGCCAAGTAACAATCACTGCTGCTGGTGGAACACCAACCTACACCTATGCTTGGAACGAGGCTGATACTGGGTCGGCTGGTGGATTGACACCAACGAGTGGGAGTGGATTTAATTTTACTCCTGAGATTTATCTTACACCAAATACACAAGCAACTGGATCGTTT